TGTATATAAATCTCCCTTTCCCAAGGTATCATCATTTCTAATTCTGTTATAGAATATTTATGATGAGTCATCAATAAAAAATTAGTTCTATAGTAATTTTCTAGTTCATCATGGGAAAGGGAAACTAAAAAAAATCCTTCATCCCTTGTAGATTTAACTTAAATTCCTTACCTGTATTAGGGTTTTTATAGTTAATCGTATGTGATAATCTAGGCATATTGTTAATAAAACTAATAACTTTATTGTATTGATCCTGTGTTAAACTTTCTACAAATTCATCTAATTCTTTTTCAGAAACATCATCTGTATCAAAGACTTGGTCATCTTTAAATACTGATTGAATTGAGTCTTTTAATAAAGCAAGATTAACCTCAGTCGTTGAACCTGCTTTTGAAAATGATTTTACAGTTGGATATCTCATCATCAAACCATAGTTATCTGTAAAGTTAATTGTATTTTCTACAGATATAGGTTTATCTAATTTAACCTCATCAACATTTAAATCGTAATCAACAAAAGTATTTTCTTGGTCGTGGCATTTTAGTTTAAGTTTGACAACCTCACCAACTGACTTTGCTCTTATTTGTAAATACAAATATTCAAAATCAAATATTGGCATTTTAGTTACGTTAATCTTGTCTAGTAAACAAGACTCTAGTGTGTTTATCAATGTTGTGGCAATTTGGTCGTCATCATCTGACTCTAATGCTACTAATAAAACTTTCTGCTCTTTTACAAGAAACGGCCTAAACTTAACAGTTTGACCATTTGAAGGAAGTTTTAGTGTGTAGATTGGCACATCATTTTTTGGTAATGGCATAATATACTCCTTATTATTATATTAAAAAAATGGTGGAAATACTCTTCCACCAAATATTCTTCCGATTGGGAATCTTTGTTTAGCAACTTGTATTATCTTATCTCTTGCTCTTCGTATTTCTCCTGGTAGTTTGTAATCTCTTATTTCTCCTAATTCTGCTGTAGGTAAACCTGGTTTAAAATCACCTGCCTTAACTGTACCTGCAAATTCTGTAAAGTCTTCATCATTAACATTGTCAACTGAAAACGCATCAGCCGCTGTTTCATGTAATCTGTAATTAAATGTTATACCTTGTTTGGCAATACTATTATTTGTTCCGTAAGATAAATCAACAGCATTGATTGTTTTAGGATATGCCTCTTTAAATTCCATGTAGTAAGGCGATACAGTTGCTGTTGCTAAAGGACCATTGCTTTCTGACTCATAGTCACCAAATATTGGTTCTTTTAAATGTATTAGTGGATATATTTTGATTGAACCTGTATAATCGTCATAAAAATTCATGTTAAAATTTGATTGATTATAAGCCAATGATTGCCATTGTTCAAAAAATACTCTCTCACTTAAATTAGCATCCAAATAGAAACTTAAATCTAAAGGTCCAAAACTTACATCACTTGCAACTTTTCTATTTGGTCCATAAAATGATTCTGCTGTAACATCTTCTAATGACTTATCAGCAAATCTAGCAGACTCACAGAAAAATATTAATCTATCTTTTAGTTCATCCCTTGTAGCACTGGCATTAGCAAACTGTGTTTCGTATTGAACAAACTCTGTACCAGCACCAACAACTTCTTGTCTTAATGAGGATGGTAGGTTTATTTCTACAAGATATTTGTTAGGTCTAAAAAAACCACCACCTTGTTTCATCATTGAAACAAATCTATTAATACGAGTTTGTCTTTGAGGTCTTGTTCTACTGATTCTATTTAACACAGCATTTTCATCAAAGTCACCTTCTCGTTGTTGTCGTGCTAATTCTTCTCTATTAATCTGCTCTATTCTTTTTCTTGTAGCAGCAGGATCAAATCCTTTATCTCTAGGTAAACCTATTCTAATATCAAAAGGTCCTGGTATTGGTAATCGTCCTCTAATTATTGCCATTTAAATAAATCTCCTACTATCTGAATAAACTTGTGCTTCACTTGCCTTTTTAAATCTTTGTACTGGTAAGTATATCGCTGTTGCGGCGTCATTAACATTTATTCTTAAAAATCCTGTTTGTACATATGAATACAAATACTTTTTAATTGTTGGTTTTACAATCTTAATATTTTTTACATCATCATAGTTTACATCAAATTTTGTTTTACTGTTAAACTTTGTATCATCAGCAAACTGTTGCATACGTTCTAATAGTTTAAATCTTAATAATGGTGGCAAATAGTGAAAGTTCATACCTAAAAATCCACCTGGTATTGGTTCTAATGGCAATACTAGTGGAAATACATCATAATACGGTAATGTTTTTCTAAATTTAGGATTGTACCCAAATAAGTTCAATCTACCTATACTAGGTCTACCGTTAAGTTTGCCTTGTCTAAACAACTGTCTAGCGTTAGCATTACTTGCTATTCTATTTACTTGTGTTCTATACCAAGTAGCAGATTTTTCAGTATCACCTGCCTTTGTTCTAATTGTATCAAATACGCTTGCCATACTACTATTTATGTTACAAATAAATACATTTATGAAGAAGATAAAGAAGTTGAGTAATCCAGATAAACGGCCATATTCAGGTATTTTTAAACCTCTTAATCCACAAAAATATAAAGGCAATGTAAATAATATTATTTACAGGTCTAGTTGGGAGAAACGTTTTATGGGTTACTGTGATAAAAATAGGCATGTGTTGGAATGGGGTAGTGAAGAAATAGCAATTTACTATCGTTCTATTGATAATCGACCACATAGATACTTTCCTGATTTCTATATGAAAGTAAGACAATCAAATGGTACATTTAAAAAATTCATTGTTGAAATTAAACCTAAATCACAAACTCGTAAACCTAAAAAACCTTTACGAGAAAGTCGTACATATAAAAACGCATTATTAACTTATGAGAAAAATAAAAGAAAGTGGTCTACAGCGTATGCGTGGTGTTTAAAACGAGATATGAAGTTTGTCATACTTACTGAAGACCACCTAAAGACTTTTTAACAAAGTCAATTTTTATAATAGAGTTGTAACAGACAACTCATCTTTAGTTGTTGGTAAAATTGTAATTTTAGCGTCAACATCAATTTTTGATAAAATCTTAGCAAAGTTATCAAAACCTTTTTGATATTCTTTAACCCACTTCTCTTTACTTTTCATAGTAGGGTGATATAAAACTACATTTACATTTTTTATAAGTTTTGTACTATCGTAATAGCCATTTAAAACTTTAATCATAAGGTCACCAATGTGTGCCTTACCAGAAGAATAAACTTTTGTTAACGAGTTTTTAGTTTTAAGTTTTTTTACTAACTCATCTAAAATCTCTTTACTCTCTTTTGTAGTCCAGTCTATCCAGTTTACAGGTTTATTTTTTTTAAAGTCTTCATCATCAAGCATTTTCTTAACCATTCTTGTAACAGTTGATTTTTCTGAACGAGTTAAGTCAAAAGCATTTTTAAATGATTTAACAACATTAGAGTCTAAATCAAAACCTGCATTTGTTTTATCTACTATTCTCTTAGCAATATCTTCAAGTTTTGTTTCCATAACTTTTTGTTGTCTAGGATTTAAAAACATTCCTAAATCTCTAATTTCTTCGTCACTCCATTCGGAATGAGTTGATTCAGGAATAATTAATACTGGCATTGTAGTACAATGTTTTGATTCTATAATACCTTTAAAAGTATGATTACCACCGATGATATAATCACCTTTGATACCGTTTACTTTTCTATTTTTTAAAACAACAACAATTAAGTTTTGTTTAAGTAATTTTAAATCACCAACAGCATTATCAACTAAATCAGATAATGACCTAACATGGTTATTATCAAGTTCTTTTAATCTTACTTGAAAGTGTTTGAAATCAATTAATGGACTGTTTGGTTTTAAAACACCTTTACCGTTAATGAAGTCTTTTTCAAATTTAATATGAGTTACTTGAATATTAGCAAAACAATTATTTTCTATAATATCTTCAGCAACTTCTTTCATTTTTTCAGCGTCAGGCAATTTAGTATGAGTTGAAATACCTCTCATTTCATTATATGACATTGAGTCCTTAACAGCATTTGTTTTTTCTATTGTTTCTTTTTCCCAAATTTGTGCCTCAACATATGTACCAAAGTAAACAATATCTCTTTCAACCTTACCTTCAGATATTGCTCTTTTTAGTTCATCATTAGTTGATGATGTAATATAAGAATCTTCTTCATCATAGGGGTTTCCTAGATGAATACCATAATACCATTTATTATTTTCTGTATTGGTTAGTTTATAACCGAAAGCATGTTCACCTTTATATGTTACTTTAAAGTTAGTTTTTATCATTTTTCTCCTTCATATTATTTGTTTTAAACATACTATACTGTAACATAAAAATCAGATAAAGTAAATAGCGCAT